GCGATCCTTCGGATCACCTTAAGCAGATCGGAATCAGCCATTAAAATCACCTCCTGATACAACCAGTTCCATTTTATGATAACGGTTGCTGAATTCGTGGGTTACCTTTTCCACGATCATATAATTTGCCACTTTAATATCCCTGAGATTAAGGATCACCGGCACCAGAGAGCCCGCGCGAACCTTTGTACTCCCGATCACACCTGATATAGTAAGGGAACGTCTTTTTTTGTTGTACAATTTCAGAAGGATCTTAGCCTGTTCTTTCCCTTTATCTGGACTGTCAATCGTCTCGACATACTGTAAGACACCCCACTTATTAATGTTCTTTTTATGCCTTGTGATATATAAATCATAGGAATCCTTTTTCTTGTTTTTATCCTTATTCTTATAAATCAGCTTGATCTGATTGTATACTTCATTATCTATGCTTGTCTCATATGAAAAATCTTCTCCTGTCTCCGCATCGACCAGACAGCTGTTGACCTTCATCTTAGAGATATCACTGAGAGTAAGCTTTCCAGCTTTATCATAAAGTACATAAATCTTGCCATTTGACATAAGCGTATTGTCCAAAGCGTTCTGAATCATATCAAATAGTGTAGTATTATTTTCGATGGCTGACATTTTGTGGCGGGTATTTGCAAGAGTACCACAATTCATATGAAAACGGCTGGCAATGATTTTAATCATTTCATCCGCCCGCTTTTTTCGGAAAATTATTGTATCCTTGTTTTTTAGATACCGCAGCTGATCATAAACCGTAAACTCCATACTTCCTGTTTTCGACATTTTTCTTGTAAAGACAAAACCAAAAAACATCTTTGTCCCGTCCACAGTTACAGTGACCTCATTTCCTTCTACAATTTTATATGACTTCTCATACTTTGATGAAAATGTCAGCACTCCTGGTGTTCCTTTTCTTTCCCATACTATTTTCATGCCGTCTTCTACAGGGACCTGAAAATATTTTGATCCATTCTTTACCATTACCAGAACATTCCCCTCAGGCAGCTTGTGTTTATTCTCAATATTCACATGGATTGTTTTGTCTAAAGAAGCTTTTTTATTTTTTAAGATATTTTCCAAATGTCTTAAATTGTTTTTGGAGGCTGTCTTCTTTTCACTTTTACCAGATGAAGAAATATGGTTGTTATATTTTGGCACACCATAGCCAGTTATGGTGGAATTTGAAAGAGGATACGTCCTTCTGGCAACCTTATTGGATGTATTTCCCTCTATCGTATGTAAGGTACTGCCGGAAACCTTTTCTACAATGCCGACATGACTTCTGTTTGTTTTGAAATATACAATATCACCCCTTTTGGGCGTGTATTTCCCCTTATACTTAAAAAGTCCTTTTCTTTTAAACCAGTTCATTCCTGTTGTGGTTGATGCCGTCTTTGGAACAACAGAGGAGGAAATTCCTGCCTGATCTGCACACCATGATACAAACATATGGCACCACGCTGCTCCATTCATTCCATACCACTTGCCATATTTTGTCGAATTACTTCCTGTCTCCCGGTATCCAAGCTCTCCAATTGCCACATCTACAATATCTTTCGCCATTTTCTTCACCCCTTTATTTGGGAAGTGTTAGTTTCATACCAGAAAACAGCCATTGCCCATTTTCCGGTTTCCCATGTTTTTTTGCTGCTGACTGAATCTTTTTTTTGTTTAGTTTATAAATTTCTTTCCATCTGTTTGCATTATTAAGCTGTTTCTTTGCGATTCCACGAAGGGAATCCCCTTTCTTTACTGTATAAGATTTGACCGCGTTCTTCTTCTTCGCCCTGACTCTCTTCATCTGTACAACAATCTGCCCTGACTTGGTCCTCTTACTTTTGGGAATCAGTTTTTTTGAGCCAAAATATTTATATTGTTTCATACTCAGCTTTACGCAAACATCAAGGCCATATTCTTCTGCATCCTCCACGATTTCATAATCTTCAATGGTTACATCCATATCCGAATCCCACAAAAAAGAGGATCCATCCGGTAAACCCCGGAGCAGCTTCCAGTGAACCGGTTTTTTCCCCTTTTTCCATTTCTCCAACAGATCGAGATAATATTTTGCTTCATGAAATTCTGTCAGCTTGCCAGAAAGCGGATAATTTGCAAACGGATATATCTGAACAGCCGGAAGCAGAAGTTCATCTATCTCAATCTCTGTCAATCCGGGCGATTTGATAAGATTCACCTCACCCTCGTTTATGAGGGTGAGAGTCTCATTTCTGCCATTGATCTTAGTACTGATTTTCCCTGGCGTGACAGGAAACAGAATGTTTTCGATATACATATAATATGCCATTACGCGTACACTCCTTCCGCAGTTGAACTCAGCTTTTCTTCCAGCTGTGTCTTAAGATGATTTGTGATGCCATCCAGATCCATATTGCTCGAAATGTTGTTATGATTGTTCATGGCCACTTTAATAGTAGAAGATGTATACCTGTTGACTGCTTTTGCCGTGGCATAATCCTTTAAATATTTCAGCTGTTCTGTTGTGACAGAAAGCTGATCCGACAGATCCGCCGTATTGGCCGCTGTTTTTTTTGTATCGTCTCCGATATTGGTAATGGTGGCAGATATGCTGCCAAACGGGTTTTTTCCCAGGGGACCCTTCCCTTTGTCATCATCATTGTTCGTTGTATACTCCTGATAGAGTGCATCGTATTCCCTCTGGGCCTGATCTGCAGCCGCTTCTTTATCCGTAATTTCATCAGCAATTTCCATATTTTTTTTGTCTGTATCCTTCCAAAGCTGATCAATTTTATCACGCTGCTCCTGAGCCATCTTTCCAATTTCATCGATTCCACTCCATTGAACATGCTCAATTGTATTTATACTGACACCTGGAATTTTATTTAATGCGCCAATTAGCCCGTTTATCAGATCAATTGCTCCATTTACCATAGAACGAATTGTATTCCCAATACCATAAACTCCTTGAAGAACAGCCATATAAATAGTACGCCATGCGGTCTCAATGGCCTGACATAAAAGATTCCAGGAAATTTTTATGCCACCAGTGATACAAGACCATTTCACCCCCAGCTGCATAATCGTAATCTGAATCTTTTTAAATACCAGCTCCATCGTCTCACCAATATCCCCTGTTTTCCCATTTAAATCCTTGATCCAGTCTATCAGGGAAAAGATGGCGAAAGCAACGCCTGCAATTGCCACAATACTGATAACACCAAAAATAAGCCCTGCGATTGTACCAAACAATGTCATAACTGTCTGACATATCGTGATAACTGTCGTAACAATTCCAATCGCACCCGCTACGATCATATAAGCCGCTGCCAGTGAAAAAAGCACCTGGATTATTCCTAATATCTGGTCCCCGTGTTCAGCAAAAAAGGTAATTCCACTGCCAATAATAGAACCGATTGTCGGCAAAATATTTCCGATGATCTCACCGAAGCCTTTCAATCTTTCCTGAACTGTTCCAAACCCGGCCTGTCCCAAAGCATCATTAATATTTTCAATCATAGAAGAAATCCCCTGAATCACAGATCCCCTCATATTGGATATAGCACCCGACCACGAATTTCCCGCCTTTCCGGCTGCACCGGATATATTTGCAACACCATTTGTACCAGTTGTGAATGCGGAGGAAACAGTGGTTATAAAATTCTGTGCAGAAACCCTTCCACTATTTAGATCATCCTGTACCGCGGCCACGGTCTGTCCGGTAGCCTGAGCGTACATATCCAAAACAGGTATTCCCATCTCTGTCAGGCGGCTCAGCTGATCCATGTCAACGGAACCTCTTGACATCATTGCTGCCAGAGTATTTGTAACAGCAGACAATTCTTCGTTCGTACCATTGCCATAAAAAGCAACCGCATCTGCCCAATTTTTCACCTCTGCTGTTGCATCCTTTATATTCATTCCTCTCGTGGTGAAATTCTGGACAGAGGCAGCTGCGGTATCCAGACCATAGGAAGTGCCTTTTGTCACGCTTTTCAATTCTTCCATCGCCGCTTTTGCCACACTGCTGTTTCCTGTAATGGCCGTCATACTTCGCTCAAATCGTTCCACATTATCCATACTCTGCATTGCCGGGCCCATTTGACCTTTTACGAGATCAGCCACACCACGCACTGGAACAGAATTTTTTAGAGAAGAAAACATTTTACTGCCGGAATTTCTTATCTTCCCAGCCATATTTAATAAATCCTTAAAATGATTCGTCTGTTCCTCCACAGCATTATTTATTTTGTTAAATTCGGCTACCATCTGACTGCTTTTCAGGGAACAGCTAAATGCCATAACGGTTTTTTGTCCATCTTCAAATTTTGCCATTGTCATGGAAAGATCTTTTGTAATAGTCTGTAAGGAACCCGATATCTTATGTATCATATCCATACTTGTTTGTATTGATGCCACAGCCTCACCTCCTTTTTCGTTTTATTTTTTTCTCTTCCCGGCTTCTGCGTTCTGCCTCTATATCTATACTCGCCATAACAAATGCTTTTTCGTTTTCTGGCAGATCACAGAATTTCGATGGCGGCCACCGGAACTGATGCAGACAATAATGTGCATAAACAGATTCCGGATCGCCGCCGTCAATTAGTTTTTTGCCTCGTCTTTCCTATCCTGCAGCGTTTCATCAAATCCATTATAATTCTGGATAAACTGGGCAAACTCATCGTATTCTCCCGGATCATCGATCATTTCCCGGATGAGTTCTTCCGGGGTTTTGACCCCATAAGAATCCTGCAGCTGCTGATTGTTCAGATTGGGTTCCACCACACAGGCACAGATCATCTTTGCAAGGTATTTTCCGGTATCCAGGTCCTTTTGATACTGGCCTTTTTTTCCGCGTACCGGGACATTTTTGATACATTCATCCCGAATTATCTCATTGTCTTTTGTGGACAGAGGACATATTACCCACTCCAATACTTTTCCATTTTCATCGCATAATGATTTTGTTGCGGGATACGTTGTGTTTTTCTTCTGTTTCTTGTTTTCCTTTAAAAACAAACTTAAATTGCTCATTCTATCAATCTCCTTTATTCTATGGATTAAACCCGATTTTATTTAATCTGCCTTGAAGCCCTTCAGCGTCTTAAATTCTTCGTTCATGGACGCCCCTTCAAAGGTAAATTCAATTTCTTCATCCAGATATTCTCCGTCCGCATCAAATTTTGCCAGGATGCCGCCATCGATATTACAGCCGGTCAATGTAATATCCTGCCTTCCCGCCGCACTGGTAGGATCGTCATTGATAATCTGCATTTCAAAATATACATCCTGTCCCGTATTGGCATATTCCAGCATCATTTTGCGGAAAATAGATGTATTATAATGAAGCGTTGCCGTACCTGTTCCACTCCATCCCGTAGCCTTGTTTCCCTTTCCCGTTCTCCCCAGGATTGGTACCTGTGTTTTGGTTTTCTCAAATTTTGCCTCAACATTGATGGCCTGCATAAGATTATATCTCT